GAGCAGGTCGTCGGCGATCGTCTCGACGGCCCGGCCCTCCGCAAAGAGTCGCCGGAGGTCGTGCAAGCCCGCGGCCTGCACCTGGGCCATCATCCAGACGTCGTGCTCGAACGTGGTGACGGCGACCGGCACGAAGCACCGTCCACCGAGCACGAGCTCGTCGTCCGCCGGCGGGGGCGCCGGCGATAGGCTGCTGCGGCGTCGCAGCAGGTTCGCCAGCGCAGAGGCCAGGGCACGGAGGCGGCGGATCACGCGGCGGGCCGCTCGGTGAGCCGGTAGTAGGGCTCGGTCGGGTGGGTCGCTGCGTCATTGAGCACGGTGAGCACGAGGCTGAAGCTCCCATACTCCTCGGTGATGAGCCCCAGCTCGCCGTCGGGTGCGGCGCTCACCCGCCACGCCTCCAGCTCGAAGTTGGGCCCCCGGGTGTTGTCAGGGAGGTAGAAGAAGGCGCCCTCGATCTTCCCCTGCGTGCCACCGCGCACGGTCGTGCGGCCAGCCGGTGCCGCGATCGCCCCGGCGGTGTAGTCCACGAGGACGTCATCCCCCGTGGTCACGTTGGCCGCAGCCGGCAGGAAGCGCACGAGGCCGGCCTCGGCGTCCTCGACCACGAAATCCGTCCCGGCTACGAGGGGCGTCGCCCCCTTGGTCATGCTCACCGCCGAGATCACCCGGTTGGCGAGCTTGTAGACCCGGTCGAGCACCAGGTCGTTGATCGGCTCGTCCACGATCGCGCCGCCCACCTGGGTGTAGCTCCCCACGTCGCCCATGAGGAACAGGGCCATGTTATGGGCCTCGTGCTCGTCGGCGGTGATCTTGATGGTCACCTTCCGGGACTTCGAGTCCTCGGCGAGGACACCGGCGGTCTTGTCCATGCTCGATCGCTTCTCGATCCGCTCGTCCTCGGTCTGCACGGCGACCGCGGTGCAGTTGCCCAGGTGACGGAGCCCGGTGCGGGCGCCGACCGTGTCGAAGCGGTCGAAGTAGCACTTGCCCTTGCCGAGCAGGAAGTTCCGCGGGTCGGGCGTCGGGTACGGCATGAGAAGGCTCCGTGCGCGAGGGTCAGCTGAGCGTGTCGGGGTCGGCCACAGCGGTCGGGAACTGCGCCGTGAAGTCCACCGCCGCCGCGGCATACAGGTGGTCGGCGGGCTCCGCCGCCCATTCGATCTGCGCTTCCTCGAGGCTGTTCACGAGTCCGCCGAGGGTGGCCTCGCCGAGCAGGGCCCGCACCGCCCAGCCGACGAGCGGCTCGAGGAGCACGTCCGCCTCGTCGGCGATCGCCCCCTTCACCCGGCATTCGACGCGGAGCGTCAAGGCGTGCGCGGAGAGGGGACCGCCGCGCCCGCCCACGCGCTGGGTGCGCTGGGCGAGCAGGTACACCACCATGGCCGGGAGCGCGTCCTGGTCGATGGCGATGCCGCGGCTTCGGTGCACGGCGAGCCCGGCGGGCTTCCCCGCGCCGTCAAGCCGTGCCACCACCGCGTCCACGATCTGCTGGCGGATGCTCGCCATGGGTCAGGGCTCCGCGAGGCCGATGCGGGTCCAGAGCCCGTCGAGCGTACGCGCGTCGGGCCCCCAGTCGCGGATCGTGTAGTCGGTGCCGTTCACGCGGACCGGGTCGTCCCGGTGGAGCCCCGGGAGCCCCGGGGTGGGCACGAGCACGGAGCGGTACCGGCCCGCCACCGCCGCTCGGCCGCCGAGGACCTCGGCCGGTTCCTCGTCGAGGAGGCCGCTCGTCTCCAGCGTGCCGATCACCACCGGCACGCCGAAGTCGGCGAGGAAGAGGTCAAGATCCGCGGCGGGGTCGAGCACCGTTCAGACCACGTCCACCGCGAGGGTGGCGTCGGGCCGGGTCGGCACCACGAGCGGGGCCGCCTGCAGCATCAGCCAGGTCACTGCCGGATCCTCCTCGATCCACATCTTCGGGAAGTACGGCACGGCCTGGAGCCCGGCCTTCGGGTCCTTGATGCCGCCGAAGGCGCGAACGCCCTCGACGAGCGCGCTGGCCATCCCGACGATGTCGGCCGGCCAGATCGGCGTCACCGCGCCGGTGTCCGGGTCCTCGTACCAGCCGCCGTAGGTCCAGATGTTGAACCCGTCGATGGTGCCGCGCGGGGTGAGCCCCTCGATCTGCTGCGCGCCCACGTCGAGCCCGTTGTTCTGGATCCGGAGGACGTCGAGTCGCTTGGCAACCGTGTCGTGCGTGCGGAACGCCTTCCACGCCGCCACCCCCATGACCACGTCCACCGGGGTCGTCCCCGACTTCTCGAGCACCAGGTCGGACCAGTCCTGCAGGTCGTCGAGCGGGGTGGAGCCGGGATCGGTCCACTTGTCGGTCCCGGCGAGCGCGGCGGGGGTGAGCGCGGGATCGCGGCCGAAGTCCACGACCACCGTCCCGTAGCCCTCGCCGGTCACTGTGACCTTGGCGGTGCGGAGCGCCTCGGACGCCATCACCTCGAGGCGCCGGGTGACCATGTTGACCTGGTCGTCCAGCTCGGTCGCGAGGTAGGCGTCGAGCCGCTGCTGCGGCGTCAGGCGGCCTCCGATCTGTTCCCCGGCGATCCGCTTGAACGGCTTGTCGGGGTCGAAGCGCCGCTTGTCCTTGATGTAGGCGGGGCTGAAGGTGTTGGCCTTCCAGCCCTGCGACTCGACGACCTTGCCCGCCACGAGGGGCGAGACGAAGGGCGCGATGCGCCGGCGGCTCTTGATGGTGTCGAAGTGGATCTGCTCCGCTTCGCTCTGCTGGATCGTGGGGAAGTAGCGCTCGAGCAACGCTGGGTTCGGCGTCTTGAGGCCCTCCACGACCCCCAGCAGGACGTCGGTCGAGAACACGGTGGTCGGCATGTCGATCGGCTCCGAGTGAGAGTGAGGGCCTTACGCCTGCAGCGTGACCAGGTAGAGGCCCTTGTCGCGGAGCCCCTCGCGGGTGCTGGCCGCCGTGTGGCCGGCGCCGAACGTGAGCGCGGCCTCGTTGAAGTCGCCCCGGGTGTACGCCACGGCCGCGCGGTCGCCGGCCGTGGCGTCGCAGTCCTCCGCGAGGATCGCGTCCGGTACCTCGGACCCGTCACCAGCCGCGGCGGCCGAGAGGGTGTACTTGCCGCTCGCCGTGATCTTCCCGAGCACGGCGCCGCGGGTGAGGGTCTGGCCGGCGAGCAGGGTGATGCCCTTCGACAGCGGGGGCAGGTGGCCCGCGAAGAGCTTATCGAAGGGGAAGTCCTGGGACTGGAAGGCGGCGGGCTGGCTCATGCGGTCCTCGGCGTCGGGGTCCGGTCGGCGTGGACGGCGCGGTGCGTCGCGAGGATGCGCTGCACGTCGGCAGCAGCACCCTCGCCCTCCGGCGTGCGCGCCGATGCGGCCGGGGCGTGGAGCTGGGCCTCGTCGGCCTTGAGGCCGGCGAGATGGGAACGGCGGGTCTGCGCCTCGTGCTCGAGCGACCGGCGGGCGAAGCCCTCGGGCGTGCAGGCGGCGTCGGCCTTGGCCAGGGCGGTGAGCGCCTCGAGGCCCGGGCGGGCGAGCTGCTCGATGCCGAGGATGCGTTCGCGCTCGGCCGTGGCGCCCTCGGTGCGGGCGCGGGCGAGGAGATCGGCGAGCCGGTATGCCCGCGCCGCCGGCGCGGCGTCTCCGCCCTCGCCGTCGCCAGGCTCGGCTTCGGGCTCGGCGTCGGCAGGTGCGGCGAGCTCATCCTCGGCCAGCCACTGGTAGGCGCCGGCACCGAAGTCCACGCCGTACAGCGTGCCCTGGCGGACGGCGGTGACGCGGCCGGTGGCGCCGGTCTCCACGATCACGTCGCGGGTGACGCGGCTCGTCACGCCCGCGCCTTCGGTGAAGGCAGCCACGGGGCCGTCCAGCCGCTGGGCGGCGGATGCAGTCATGCGGGTCTCCTGAGTGGCGGTAAGGGTCGCGCGCGCGCGGGGGCGCGCGCTGTCGCTGGCGAGTGCGGCGTGGAGGGTCTCGTAGGTGCCGAGGCGGTCGGCGAGTCCGGTCAGGACCGCGGCCTCACCCACGAAGACGCCGCCCTGCCCGTAGTCGGCGAGGACCGTGGCCTCCGGCACGCCGCGGTAGCGGGCGACCGCGGCGAGGAAGACGGCGGCGAGGGCGTCCACGGTGGCCTGCACCGCGGCGCGGCCGGTGTCGGTGGTGGGATCGTCGTCCCGCTTGCGCGGGGTCTGGCTCGAGACGATCTCGATCTCCTCAACACCCGCCGCCCGGTCGCGGGCCCGGGTGTCGAGAAGCGCCATGCGGACGCCGAGCGAGCCCAGGATCGCGGTGTCGGCGCAGACCACCTCCTCGCACGCGCTCGCGAGCCAGTAGGCGGCGCTCGCCCCCGTACCCGAGACGTACCCGACGAGGGGCTTCCGCCCGCGATAGCCCGCGATCAGCTCGGCCAGCTCCGCGCAGCCGTTCACTTCACCGCCTGGGCTGTCGAGGTCGAGCACGACCGCCCGCACACTCGGATCCTGCACGGCGACCGTGAGGTCGCGCGCGATGAGCTCGTAGCTCGTCGCCCCGCTCACCAGCGAGAACAGGTTCGCGTAGCGAAACATCGGCCCGCGGATCGGCAGCCGCGCGACGCCGTCCCGCACCTCGACGGCATAGGCGTGGTCAAGCGGGCGGCCCAGCTGCGCCGCGATGGCCTCGAGGTCGCCCGCCTTGCGGTAAGCGACCGCGAACATCGTCCGGAGCGCGTCCTCGCTGATCGCCCAGTGCGCCGTGGCCAGCGCATCGAGCACGAGGTGCGGCAAGCGGTCGGTCATGCGCGCGCCCCTCCCTCGGTTACGAGTTCGGCCCGAGCGAGGGAGAGGCGGCCCGCCGGCACTGCGTCCTCAAGCGGTGGCGTGCTGCCGCGGTCGGCGTTCTGAGGGTCGCGGGGATTGCGCGTGGGGGCGCCGGTCGGCGGGGTGACCGCCGCGGGAGGAGCGGCGAGGCCGTCGCGCACCTGGGCCCGGCGCTCCTTCACCTGCTGGGCGTGGTTCTGTTCCCAATCCCCACCGGTGAGCTTGGCGGTCTCCTCCTCGAGCGTGGCCAGGCCGTTGGTCACCCGGAGGATCGCGGACTCGACGGCGCTCCGCTCATCGATCTGACCGGCAGCCGGTCCGGTCCACGCCGCGTCGCACCAGGCGCGGCGGACGAGCGGGTCCTCGAAGAAGCCTGGCGCGTCGAGCAACCCGGCGGCGACCGACTCGGCGATCACCCATTCATAGGAGGGTTGGCAGAAGGTGCGCACGAGGGTAGCACGCCGGCGCTCGAACGACCGCCAGGCTTCGAGGAGCGCGGCGCGGGACGCGCTGTAGGAGGCGTTGAAGCGCTTGACCAGGAGCTCGTACGGCACCTCCAGCGCGACGCCCACCTGCTGGAGGATGGCCTGCACGAACGGGTCGAACTTGTCGTTCGGCCGCCCGGGGTTCACCGTCTCGACGCTCTCGCCCGCGGCGAGGTCGAGAATCGCGCCGTTGCCGAGCCGGTACTGCGCCGGGTCGGCGGGCGGCAGCTGGCCGGCCGGCAGGCCGAGCCCCACGGGCGCGTCCGGGGTCGGGTGCTTGATGAAGACCGTGAAGCAGGCCGCGAGCACCGCCGCCATCAGCTCCGCCTCGGTGTAGCGGTCGAGCTGCTTGAGCGGCTCAATGACTGGGGCGAGGAGCGGCACGCCGCGGGTCTGGCCCGGGCGGAGTGGGTCGAAGATGTGGAGCACGAGCCGCTCGCCCGACTCGGGGGCGACGGCAGGGACCGCCGTCCAGGTCAACCCGCCCCGGCCGAAGAAGTCCCCCGGGTGGCGGCTGGCGAGGTGATAGCGGACCGGCTCGCCCAGCTCGTTGATCTCGACCCCGCCGGCGAGCCGGTCGGTGTCGGGGCCGAACTGGGGGTTGGACAGGTAGTCGGCCTCGAGGAGTTGGAGGGCCAGGCCCAGGAGCCGGGCCCGACCCTCCTTCCGGCGGCGGATGGCCAGCACGTCCCCGCTCTCGAGGCTGCTCACTAGCACCAGCGCCTGCAGCGTGGCGAAGTCGAAGCGCCCGGTGACATCGCAGGCCGGGGTTTCCGCCCACCAGGCCCAGATCCGGGCCGCGTGGGCCTCCCAGGCACCGGCCTCCTCTTCGGTGAGCCCGAGCAGCTCGCGGTCGATCCGGGCCCGCGGCGTGAGGCCGGTCCCGACGGCGCTGGTGACGATGGTGTTGAGGGCCCCGGTCGCGAGGGGTGCGTTCCGGCGGAGGTCGCGCGAGCGAGCCCGGAGGGTCGTGAGGTCGCCCAGGCTATCGCGGTCGGCGCTGCCGAGCCCGGCATACCACTCCTGCAGCGCACGCCGGTCGTAGCGGGCACCGGAGTATCCGCCCGAGAGGGCGAGCGCGGCCCGAGCCTGGTGTCGCCGGAGTCCCCGAATTGGGGACACGAAGGTGACCAGCCGGTCGAGCAGGGTGGGCCCGGGCAGAGGGGGGAGCCCGCGCGGCGTGAGGTTCATTCGGGCACCCCAAACCGAACTCGGATACCGCCGGCGCGCGCCTTAGCGGGGTGTCCCTCCGGCAACCGCACGGCGAGCTCGCGCTCCCGGGTGACGAGCTGTTCGTAGTCAGCCCGGCTGACCGATCGCCCGCCGATCGCGTACCCCTGTGCCCCCGTCTCGATCGCTTCGAGCGCGGCCTTGACCGCGAGCCAGTCGCGGATGGCGTACACCGCTGGCAGGTCCGCCGCGGTGTACGTGCGACCGTCGAGCGCGACGCTGGGCGTCCCCGTTTCCAGCTGGGTGATCGCCTGGTTCGCGCTCGCGAGCTTCGCGGCGTAGAGAGTGGGGCTCGCCAT